TACCATCCCTTCTCGGTGCACCTGTGAAGCATTGCCAAGCTCTACGGGTACACTGCTTCTCTACCATCTCAAGGCTTACAAACAAAACTTTCTTACCCTGTAGGAAGGCTTGCCATGCCATAAGAAGCAGCCAGAAAGACTTACCTCGCTTTGGTGGACCCATAACAGCTATAAAATCACCTCTGGTAATGGGACCTATCTGATCCCCAAGGTCTCCGGGCAACTTGAATAGTCTTTCATCAATGCTGTCAAAAGCCTCGGCTATTTTCTCATGGTCTTTGAAAAGAGACAGTGAGTCTCCGTTGTCTATTCTTATTTTGTTGAACTCAGCTATCAGGTTCTCACCTTGGGTAATTTTCTTGTTTGCAATCATATCATCAAGTTGATCCCTGAGTTTCTTGAGGGATTGCAGTTTGAAGTATATGATTGCATTTTCCAGGGAGTAGGTGATGTTGGTTATTTGCCAACGCTCGGAATCATGGCTGAGTGTTGTGAGGTATTCGGTAATAAGTTCCAGCTCGGACTCTTTCTTGATGAAGTCTTTTTTCTGGAAGTAGATTTCCTGAATGTTTCGCTGTGGGGCTTCTTTTGTCTTTGAGAAATACTCTTTAACCCATGAGCATATTGTTCTGGTGTAAGGGCTTTCAAACAGAAGCTCTGTGTTGATAGTGTTTAGTTTGCTGAGAAATTGAGTGTCTAGGATCATCTGGGAAAGGATCTTGCGTTCGTCACTAAGATCAATTCTTGTAATGTTTACCATATTATACCCTAAATTCCTCTTTATAAGGTTCCCAATTAGCTTGCTGGTTCTCATGTATGCAATTTGATGGAGTATCTTCTGAGCCATTGCAATTAACCATCATCAAAATACATGGGTGTTTTTCATTTGAACAGTTAATACATCTCCATGAACGTACTAAAATAGGAGCTATCTCTGCCATAATCCACTTCCTTTCTATATACAAATCTGTTTTAGGTTGCCCTCGATGATTTCTGCATCCACCCACATTGTAGGATTGCTATCAAACTGGTGTGTGTTCTTAGCCATCCACACCAGAGTCTCTTCCAACTTTTCCTTGATCTCCTCAAACTCTTTGTCTATCATATCAAGTATCTGTTGGGTTCCATAGGAAAGGTCTTCTTGCTCTGCTCGGAGTAAGTCCGTTAGTTGTTTGATTCTGTTCATACTTCCTCCTATCCATCAATTATTGGTATCTTTGTTTGCTTCAGACTCTCAAGACTCACCCACTTTTCTAATATTCCGGTCCCATAGGCTGTCATCTCACCAATGTCAAATATCTGCTTGGGGACATCACAGTAGTGCTCCAGGGGTGTACCTTCTCTGAAATACCTGTAATACCCATCTACTTGATATGCTTTGTCTGCAAGCTGGCCTCTGTACCACTGCACAAGGTTCTCTCTTTCAAAGGCAAGAACAACTACATGCTTCTCACCCAGTGTACCTCTGACCGGAGAAAGTGTGAGCATATAAACTTTTACTTCAGTTGTAGTCCTAGTTTCCATCAGTGGTCTCCTTCTTTTCTTCACACTCTTCATTCCATGTGATCAGGTCCAGTTTGTGCATGAAGAACATCAGTGATTCTATTTTCTCTTCAGGGCTCATACTCTCCCAAGCTGATTTGTTTATGCCAATTTGTCTTTGCATCATTTTGCTTTCTCCTTCAGTTTCAGCAGGAGGTCATCTTCCCCTGCTTGTTTTCCTTCTATGACTAGACTAAAATTCTTAATGCTCTCATCTACTATTTCCATCAGGTGCTCATCAATGGTATCGGGTCCAATAAGGTAGAATATGTCCACAGGGTTCTGCTGCCCCATTCTGTGTAACCTGGATTCGGCCTGATCGTGATCTGCTGCACTCCAGGCAAACTCTACAAAAGCAGTGGTGTCACAAACTTTCTGCAAACCATCAATTCCCACACCACCACTGACAATGTTCATTACAAGCAGGTTTACTTTATCACTGTTGATGAACTCCTGTATGTAGAAATCTCTATCACTAAGTGAAGTTGATCCATATATCTTTCTGGACTGCTGCCGGAAAGCAAGGTGTAAGCTGTCCACCACTGAAGTGTGGTATGCAAACACAACCAACTTTTCCACCTCTTCCAACTTGTTCTTTATCCACTCAATACAACTGGCTTCTTTGTACTTGTATGCACTGTTCTTTAGTGACTCCACTCTTTCCCTAAGTTCTCTGGCCCCCATGCCCGGATTTAGTATGTCCTGCCAATCTTCCATGTACTTGGTCTCAATGGACAGTGGGACTACAGTTCTGGTTCTCACAGGAAGTTCTTTCAGCACATCTTCTTTGGTTCTACGTATCATCAGGGGTTGCACTTTAGAATACAGCTCCTCTACATTGCTACAGCCGTCATACACCAGTGAAAACCCATTGTGCCGGGGCTTGCAGTACCTATTCAGGAACTTCCACTCATCGGGGAAACTAATAGGATCTATCATATTGAGGACTGTAAAGAATTGAGCTGGCCTTTTCTTAATTGGTGTGCCCGACATTGCTATGAAATCTGCTCTGGTCTTTTTGACAATAGCTCTCATAGCCTTAGACCTTTTAGAACTTGATTTGGACAAAGCGGTTATTTCATCGGCTATCACAATCTGAATGTGCTCATCAATAAGTATCTGTTTCCATGCGTCCAAGATGTCATAGTTAATTATATAAACTGGATAGCTATCGGTCAGTACAGGAGTTTTTCCATATAATATCTTGATGTCCTCTTTAAACACCCACCTAGGGTATTCTCTTTCCCACTGCTTTTTAATAGGTGCATTGACAACAATCAAGACAGGTCTTTTCTCTGGGTGTAGCTTTACATAAGAAAGTGATTCTGCTGTCTTTCCACAGTTATGCACCACTACTCCATAAGCCACAAAGTTTCTATGAGGGTTTCTCATTATGATGTCATAACACTCAGACTTTCCATCTGGAGTAATTGAGACAATCTCATCCCAGACAACTATATTTATCCTTATCTCTGCATTGATAGCTATGTAATGCAGAGGTAGTCCATCATTAAGACTGCCTATGGGTTCCCAACCTTTGAATGTTCTAACCTCGTGGTCTGCTGTGAGTCTTACCCTGTAACCTTTTTTAGTGACCACAAGCACGGTTTCTTTTGTACCACTACAGACTATTCTATTGAAGCTATTAAAAGTAAAACAGAACTTGGTCTCATTCATGCTTCTGATTTTAAAAGGTTGTAGAAACTGATAGTGATAGGCTTGCTCAAGACTTATTCTTCTGATCTCCCCAGTGCTATCTTTTATAGTAATGGGCATGGTGCCACACACACATCCCATCTGGTCTGCTATCAGTGCATTACCCTTTCTCCACTCCAGAAACTTCACACACTCAATCTGATATGCTCTGAGAGTAGGGAACAAGGTCTCATCTATGGGCACAGGCATGTACTGGGATCTATAATCAGTCTTTGGGAAGTTGTAGGTCTTGGTTTTGTCCAGACCAATGATCTTAAACCCATGTGCTCTGAGCTTGTCCTCCACCTCTTTGGTATGAGGTACTTTCCATAGCATAGACTTGCCATCAAAGGTTCGGTTAGGCAATGCTTTCACAAAAGCCAAGCACTCTCCCCACTCGTTGCCGGGTAGGTACTTGAACTTTATGTTGAAAATGCCCTTGCTAAAGACTGCTTCTTTTATTGGCATTGCTCGATGAGTTGAATTACTTTGTGCAGTTTCTCAGACATCTGGGGTGCTGTGGTTCCCCTGAAGTGACACAGCACAAGATTCTTGTAGATCTCTGCTATGCCCTGATTGGGTTCCTGCCGGACCAAGTCAAATATCTTAGACATAGTCTCTCTGGCCTCACTTGCGCTTGCACAGCTAACATCGGGTAGATTGTTTACCCTTGCCAATTCTCTCTTGCAGTACCAATGTGCTTTCTTCAGGTCCTCTACTCCGTTCTTCAGAGTGTACCTGAACACATACTTGAACGCATTGCCTAGGTTGAAGTTTAACTGCTCTACGATGTCTATGCACTCCACACCTGATGGATGTGAGGTGTAGTGGGTGGGATGGTTTACGTTGTCAGCCATTGCATGTCTCCTTTACATTGTTTCCAAATATCTCTGGGTTCATGGTCACATCCTTGTGCTCTTGCTCCGATGCTCTGATTACAGACTTCATCCTTTCCATTCTCATGTCAGGTCTTTCTTTCATTTCCTCCGGTACATCTACCATAATCATGCCTGATGTGATCTTTGGGACATCAATCTTTGTTCCTTCGTCCTGCACAAAAGCTGAAACAGTAGTGCTTCCCGGAAGTGATTTCACTGCTATTCTTGTGTTCTCTGGGTTGCCATCAAGAAACACACTTCCTCCCCTTAAGACATTTAACTTCTTAACTCTTGTCTTCATTTTGTCCCTGCCCTGCTTGAGCACAGTGACTATTGTTAAATACCTCACAGACCCATTGTCCACCAGTGGGTAGCTCTTGGTCTGCACTTTGGCCCTGTACCTGCTGGAGATAGCACTAATCCACTTGGAAAGCATGATCTTGTCGTCATAGCTGTTTATAAAAGCAGCTTCAAAGCCTTGTGGCTTGTGTACCAAGTCCTTGACTCTTGTGCCCTCTATGGACACATACTTTTTCTGCATCTCAAACAGTCCCGAATTATACTCCACAAATAGATCCTGTTTTAGTTCTCTCCACTGTTTCTTAATCCAATTAAACACTCTCTTCCTCCTTTGTTGGGCCTATGTGCCAGTCACAATCGCTGTGATAGGAACAGTTCTCATTACACTTTGATTTGTACCCAAACTCACAGCTGAGTACACAGTCAGCTTCTCCTCCACATGGAGCAAGGTCTCCTATCTCACAAGCACATTCACCGGGGCAGAACAAGCCATCATAGCCGTTGTCTCTGGCATGTTTCTCAATTAGTTCTCGTATGTTCACTTTTCCTCCTCTACGGAAACACTTACATCTTCAGCTCCACTTTCTGAGTTGTCATCTGCTAATCTCTGCCCATACCTCTCTGCCTGTTCCTTGTTGGTACAGTTAATTGATCTGGTCAACGATGTTCTGTATGATACGGTTACAGTGAACTTTTTCAAAGGATCATCCATTGCCTTCCTCCTTTTCAATAATTTTCTTAATCATTGGCTGTAAAGGAGTACCACCATTGCTGCCATCAATATACTTTCTGGGTACTCCTACAGCTTGTGCTAAATTATCTACCATGTTGTCAGCCTGTGCTTCCCGGAGAACTTCTCTTATATTTCTCCCATCTATGTCCAGACCGATGCTTGACCACCCTAGAGCACGGTCCCTTGCGAAAATCTCTACCCTGCTGACATCACCAAACAGCTTCTCAATGTCTTCCCTGAACTTCTTAGGCTTCTCTGAGTGCTTCAGTCTGGGATGAAGCTGTGTATTGGGTATTCCCTTGTGTACTCGCTTAACCCCTTTTCCCTTTCTTGCCATAAGACATACCTCTGCATTGCTGCGACTACCAGCAGCTCCCATGCCCATAAAAATACTGCCATCTTTGTTTGTCTTGACCCAGGTAAACCCCCCAGTTACATACTTGAAGCCCCAACACTTGATCAGCTCCAGTGCATTGTTTAGCATGGGGAAAGTTGCCCACATAAATATAACACTGTCCTTCTCTGTCAGTATGCCCATAGGAAGCCTTCTGAGGTCTTCCATTGAGAGACAGGGGTATTGGAACTCACAACCCCTTTTGCCAGCTCTGGCCTTGTCCCTGTAGAGCCAGGGCACATCAATTAGTATTACTTTGTATTTCTTCACAAACTATCCCTTAATTACACCCAATGGAGTTAATTCTTCAACAATTTCTACAAGGTCTCTTTGATTATACATTACTTCATAAATATCCTTATAGGCTCCAGCAGCTTCATCAAGATCTGCTATGTTTCTGATACCATGAATAATTCCCTGATCATCAAGTATTTTCTTTTCAGTTTCTAAATCAAGTTCTCTGGACGCTTGCTTTCTACCCATCTTTCTTCCGGCCCCATGGGAACATGACATAAAAGAATCAGGATTACCTAGACCTCTTACTATGTAGCTCTTAGTACCCTGACTTCCCGGTATAATCCCGATCTCCCCAATTTTTGCAGAGGTGGCTCCTTTCCGGTGAACAATAACATTTTGGTCAAAGTGGTGCTCCCAGGCTGCATAGTTGTGATGAATATTTATGATTTCCTCAAAGTCAGCACCAGGAATTACATTTTCAAAAACACCCTTGATCCTGTCAATCATGTTGAATCTATTTTCTCTGGCAAACTCAAGAGCGTAATTCATAGCTTCCATATACTCTTTTGCTTCTTGGGTTTCGATTGGGAGAAAAGCAAGTTCTTCATCTGGAAGCTGAGAGTACCATTGCTTGCAAAAATGCAACGCTTTTTTGTGGTACTCCGATGCAATCTTCAGCCCAAAGTTTCTACTGCCGGAGTGAATCATAATCCACACAAGTCCATCCCTGTCTTTCTGTACTTCAATAAAATGATTCCCACCACCTAGGGTTCCAAGTTGTTTTCTTGCTGAACTTAACTGTTGATCTATTACACCAATAGAAATAGGAGCGTCATCAAATCCACTCCACTCCTGTTCTTTTTCGTGATGTTTAAATCCAACAGGAATGGAGTTTCTTATCTCACCCATGATAGTTTTAAGAGTTTCCTTTTCGATACCATACACATTAGTTTTTACAGCACACATGCCACAGCCAATGTCTACACCTACAGCATTTGGCACAACCACACCTTTAGTAGCTAAAACACCCCCAATAGGCATACCATAGCCTTGATGTGAGTCTGGCATTACTGCAAAATGCTTGAATATGAAAGGCAGATTGGCCACATTCTTAGCTTGCCCCAACGCTCCATCTTCAATGTCATTTAACCACATTTTTATTGGTACTTTCTCAGTGCTTATGATTTTCATATTGTCCTCACTATTCCCAACATTGGGTTTTTCTTCAGTTCTCTGAATTTCCTATTAGCCAATCCATCTTGACTGTACTCCCACGCCCACTTCTTTTCCTTGAAGTCCTCTTTCACCGGATAGCTGCTGCCGTTCTTCAGGAATACATGAAAGGCTACTGCTCTGGTGTCCTTGTACACCACAAACATGTACCCTGCTTCGCTTTCATGTAACTTTTTGTGCTGGAGATTGTGAAAAGTAAAGTTGCTCTGCATGTTCTTTTCCTTTTTTGGTCAGTACGTGTGTTCTGTCTGCCCTGCAAGTGAACAGCCCTTGCCGGAAGAACTCCCAGTAACAGGCCATGTCCACGTTGTTTACAAGAGTATTATACATTATTTTCTCGTTTTTCAGAAATAAATCTTTGATGCTGCTAAACTTTTTTAGTTTCTGTTCTCTCATTTCTCCTAGCCTTGGCTACGCACACTGGGCAGCCGTTGGGGTTCTGTTCTTTATAAAATTCTATTCTGGGATGATTCTCTGCACAGCTTACAAGTGTTGCCTGATTTGTTTTCATCTTTCACCTGTTAGATAAGCCCTGAACCTTGTTCCGGGAAAATGCCTTTCTACACAGCAGGAGCAAATGGAACCCAAAAACTCTCCCTGGCCCTTCCGGTTTGTACAGCCCTTTACAACACACTCCAAAGGATCACTCACCCCAAGGTAGTTATTGACAAGGTTTGCAATCATCTTTTTCTGTTCACACACAAAAGTATTGGTTTCATCATCCCAGTTCTTCAGGAGCAAGAACTCTTCCCCTACTGCTGTGATGATTCCTTTCCTACCTGCTATCTCATAGGGAGTGTTGCACAATCTCTGTACCCATGTACCTACTTTTATATCCTGTAATTTCATACTGGTTCTCCAAATATTTCTGGTAATATAGTCTGCATTGTCTTTCTCAGTGGAATCATAATCTCTCGCATCTGTGGGTGTGCTGCTGGACTACATCTCAATTCAAATATGTGTAGCCACTCTCTTAAATTTGCAGTGACCACAATCTCTGTCATCAGTGAATTTGGTAGTACAGACCTGGCTTCCTGTGGACTTGCTCCTTCTTTCAAAAGTCCTAAATAAAATTCTTCTGCATCCAGCATAGCTGATTCCCACAGCTGATATTTTATGGTGTCTTTTTCCAAAAAGCATGGTAAAATAAATGTCAACTCATTCCCAAACTTGTCCTTGCTGTAGTTGCAGTATCTGGTAGAACTCTGGGAAAAGCTGGCTAGTCTGTGTCTTACCAACTCATGTGAGCAGTTACCACACCAGACAGCTTTGCCCTTGCGTCTAACATACAACCTGTGTCCTGGTACAGTTAGGCAGTAAACATATCCTCTGTATTTATTTTTTTCTCCAAAACTAGAAGCTACCTTTTTATTTAGCAAATGAACACTGCTCTCTTTTTCAGCAACAGATACTACATAACTTTTTTTACAATCAGATACCACTCCACTAGGGAATACTCTTTTGCGAGGGGCTATTTCCCTAATAGAAGCAGACTTTCCTATCTTTAAAAACAGCTCTTGTAAATCGTCTGCAAATAATTTAGAAGAAGTGTAAACAACAGTGTGTTTATTTTTTTTGTGGATAGAACCATCCCCTAAAATAACTCCTTGTAAAAAACTGGATATTAATTCAGAGTTGGAGTTTTTTATGACGGATGGTACTTTAGCAGTAAAGGTCTTGGCACCCTTACCAAAAAAAGATTCTACCAAAACTTTCAATCGTTCATTTTCAATTCTGATTTCATTTTTATAGTGCAAATAGTGAAATCCCAGAAGCCCACATAACTCCTTTATTCGGGATACCCCTTCTTTTTTTGTCTGGGATATAATCACCTGTGACCCTCCTACTCCATGGCCACACCTGTAAGAGCCATCTGTTATCCACAAACCTAGCAATTCAAATAAGCTGAGTGTTTCCTTATAAGTGAACACTCTCTCTGGAAACTTATTGTATTTTGTAGGATGTTTTTTAATAGTTATAATGGGAGTATTCCCCTGCCAAATATTGCACGTCTTTTCAAATTTATAACGCCTATTTTTTAAATTAGATGCTTTTAAAAATTTCCATATTTTTGTGGAAGCTGATCTTTTATCATAGTCAAAAACCCACATTCTGTGATCAGGTGTTACATTAAGGTCTATCATAGTAGATTTAAAATGAAGTAAATCACCTTCATACCAATAATTAAGTGGCGCATCCGTTTGCTTATCAAAAAAAAGCTCACCTTCATCTGACAAACAGGCTATTTTATCTTCAAAAACAACATCTTTAAAAAACTTCCACCCTTGTTCTGTTAGAACTTCTGTCTCAGCATCATAACAGCCTCTGTCAATCATAAACAATACAGACACAGAAAAATGTTCTATTACACTCTGGTGATTCTTGCTCATTATAGTGTTCTTTACAAAATTGGCTGCACTGCCCTCTTTGGCTTGAGACTTGTAACAAATCCTACCTGCAAACTCCAGGTGCTTCAGAATCTCATGTCTATCCATGCTTGTTAAAATTGTATATTTTGGTTCTACTATTTTCATTCTCTGATCTCCTCATTGTTCTTAGTAACTTTACAATATCGCCACACACCCAGAAGGAATATTATGGCTGCTGTTACCCACAGGTGACCCACAAATTCAAACAGTGTCATCTTGTTATAAACCCATTGACTATTGTGTTGTCTCTGTACTGCCTGCCCTTGTGATTCATCATTATGTGGTAGCAGTGCTTCTTTCCTATTGGCTCAATACTCACAACCCTATTGGGGATCACATACTGAAACTCAATTCCCCGGTGAACTTTGTTGTGACAACCTATACACAGCGAAATCTTATTCAGGGGATCATCATTGCCTATGTCACCATCACAGTAGTGATCAGTTACTCCAAAATGTTCTTTCCCACACACAAGACACTTCCCCTTTGTACTGGGAAGAGTTTTATTGCTCTTGTGCACATGTGATCTGGGATACTCACTGTATATTTTATCAGCCAACAATTCAGGCTGAGCCTTATACATCTTACCCACCTCGAACTCATTAAATTTGTGGAACAGCATGTGGTACTTCAGGAACAGATCGTCCTCCAGTGGATTCTCTCCACACCAGGTTCTACCATTGTTGACTGTCATGTCACCCACATTGAGGTCTCTGAGTTTCACATAGCCATCTGGAGTGAGTAATTTCTGCTGCTCATCACAGTGTAGTGCATAGCCTAGCTGAGTCTTGACTTCCCAACACCACAGCTCTCCCATGTATTCTATCCGCTTCAGTTCTCGCCATCTGATGAAACCAGTTTTCTTAGACAAGTGACAGGCATTAGGTGATCGTATGAAGTCACCTGTGGCCTTCTGTCTTGCTCTTTTGAACAGTATGTCAATGAGTATTTTCCCATAGAGCTTTGGCTTTGGCTTCATTATACCCAAATATGTTTTCACATACATACCTTCTGCTATGCTCATCTTGACACCACTCCTTTAAAATCCACTTGCTGAACAGTAGCTTTTAGTACAATATCTATGTCCACAACTATATTTCCCTTGGGATCTTTAGAGATGTTATTGATCTTATAATCAGCTACACGATCATCTTTAAGTAGCTTCCACCAATCATAACCTTGGGGACTCATGTAATCACACTCACTTCATAAGACAAGCTCTCTATGCAGTGTCCGTTCACAAATACCTTCTGGTTGTTTACAGTAGTAAATAATCCCTCTCCACGAACAGTGCTATTTCCTATTCTCTCAAACAGGACTAACCAATCATCTATGGTGCTGTAGAGATCTCCATCGGTGAGAATAGTTCTGCCACCCTGTATGTTGACAATCAGTCGTATTCTGATCACTTCTTCACCCATGTCTTTAGTTTCTTGTCGAACTTCCAGGTGTTGTCTTTGTTCTCATAGTACATCCACAGGTGTCCCAGTTTTGCCGTAGAGAGCTTAATCTTTGCTATGGCTTCTTTGTAGCTCTGGGCTTCCACAACTTCTTTCTTGCCATCTATGAAGTACAGAGTGATGTGTGTGATTGGCTTTGCCGACTTAGGGATAAGTATTAATGTTTTTCTCATAATTCAAATTTCTCCTGTTTTCTTATGGGTTTAAAATTATCATTTCTACAGCCAGTGCATGGGTATTCATCTTCCCATTTGTCTGCATTATCCCTGAAGTAGTCTTTGCCTTCCTGGGTGTCCCAAAAACAGTCATCACACTTACCAGAGTATTTCTTGTATTCCTCACTCATTGACTTTCTCCTCAAGCTGCCAAGCCTGTATTAAATCCTTCTTAGCCATCTCAAAAGTTGCTTCGAGCACGCCAGCACTTAGAAACACTGGGAGAACTTTCTTTACCGACTTCTTGTGACCCTTGTAGAAAGTCTCTACCCTCATGTTCATAAACCCATCACTGAACTCACTAGGCTGGACTTCTATTATCATTTTTAAATTCACCAAGCCACCCTACCTTCTACTGAATCCTCAAAAAGATGAAACACAAAATAATTTTCTACTTGAAAAGTACCAATGTACTTTCCCTTGATCTCTTCAACCTGCTCTCCGGTTCCATACTGGTAGAATTTACGTTCTACTTTGTCAGCACTGGTGTCAGGTATAAGAAACCAAAGGTAGGGATCTCCATTCTGCATCTGCACACTAAGCACTCTAGCAGCCCTGGGCATCTGGAGTGTGAACTGGGCTTCATAAGGCACTCTCTCTTTCCAAATTACTTGCATATTTGCTCCTTAAATCAGTTCTGCTAAATTGTGAGTCTTCATTGCCATATATCCCGGATACCACTTATCAACCAACTCTTTCTCTTCTCTCTGCATTTCCTGCATTTCCTCATAGCAGTTCAGGTATTCAAAGTCCTCTTTTAAACCAGACTTTCTCTCTTCTCTGTACTGCTCTACAACATACTTATGCCAACTTTCTTTGGTAATGAACTCAGTTCTTTGGGGATCAAATTCCAGATAACAACCTGTTTCCCGATACAGCCATTTTTTAAACCAAGAGAAACATGTGGTTCCCATTCTGTAAAATTCCGTAGGCACATCTTCTCTCTCATTAAGGAACTGTTCCATGGCATCACCTATTCGCCTAAACCTTCCACAAATCTCCCAGTTCCCCTTGCCTTTGTCTTGCTTGGGGTCTCCATAGTTGTTTATGCAGTACAGGTCAAATATATTTTTGTGGTACCAAGTCTGGAACTCCAGAATAGCTTTCCAATACCTGTACTCATCGGCCCATTCCTGGGCACTTATGTGATTTTTCCAGATTCTCTCAAACACAGGTCTGCACTCTTCCCTGATCTCTGACTTGCATTTCTGAAGCACAAGGTACCCAACATCAATCTTCTCCCTATTCACATATTTGAGAAACTCGGACTTTTTGGAATAGCTGTTGTATAGAAACTCCAGTACACTTCCCGGTTTGGACAGGTTTGGGTTGTCTGTGAGCCCCTGGGAGCAATTCTGGGCTGCTTTCTCCAGTTCTGCACTAACTTCTTCCCAAGATGTCTCTGTACCTCCTGCAGGCCATCTGTGTGCCCCAAACTTGTGGAACCACAGCGAATCGAATTTGTAATCCTTGAACTTTCCATCTTTTATGTCCTGAAGAACTTCAAGTGTGGAGTAAATCAGCTTGGATGGCTCCTGCATGAGAAAACCGTTGGTAGAGGGTAAAATGTGGTTAAACCCCATTGTTTTGCAGATTTTAGCAATTATCTCTACTTTTTGGATGTAATTTTCGTCTGATGTACCCTGTTGCATGTTAAACCACCCCTCTCATTCTCTCAAGTGTGTGTCCTACCCACTTCCTCTTAAACCCTGCCCACCAAGAAAACTCAGCCATGTTGCTTGCATCATTGTAGTTCATTCCCTCAAACAGGTACTGTTGCCTTTTTTCATCTATTACTATTTTTTGATCACTGTCATTCTTCCACATCTCCATGCCTTTCTTATCGGCTTGTGCTGCGTTTACCTGCAAAGTGGCATCATGTTCGTAAAGCAGCCAACTGGTAAAAGAGAAGAAACTCTTACTGCTGACATCTAAAATATCATCAAACCATTTGCATTTTTCCTGAGAATACTCATTGAGGTAAAGTGCTAATCTCTCAAACCTGTTAATGCAGGACCAGTTTTTGTTATAATTTAAGATATACAGCTCCATAATGTTGGATTCATACCACTTTTCGAGATTATAAACATTTGCCCAGTAAAAGTCTTTTGATTCACCCTGTCGCTTTGCCACAAAATCATTATACAATTTTTCGAATGGAATTTTCGCATTATCTGAGATTTTGTTAAAAAAGTTCTGAGACAGGATGTGATTCTTACCTTGGACTCCAACATTCAGGTATTTCAACATGTTGGACTTCTGGGTGCCTCGGTTGTATAGAAATTTCAAAAGTGATTTGTTTTTGTACTTTTCACCCTTTGTGTTTTTAAGGCTCTCAGAGTAGTTCTGAGCCGACTTCGCCAGTTGGGTGGATATTTCCTCCCAGGAGACCCAATCGGCCCTTCCAGGCCACTCTGTGACCTTAAACTGGGACATCCAGCGAGAATTGAACTTGTAATTGTGGAAATTGCCCGTTTTTATGTCCTGGAGCACTGAAAAACAGTCCAGCACCAATTTGCTTTGGCTGGCCGGAAATAAACTTGTCACCGGGGGAAGTTTGTGTTTAAATCCGAGAATCTTATTTAAGTTCTCAAGAATCTGGATCTTTTCGTGATAGCTGTCAAGAATCCGGGAAGGAATATTAATTATTTTGTTTTTCTCAGATTTGAGTTTTTTGAGTTCTGAGGATTTGTTTTGATCAAATAAACCGGATACATCAATTATGTTCTTATTTCCGGTGTGAGTGTTAAGTTCCTTTGTTTTTTTAATTTTAAAAGAGTTCTCAGCATTTCTCTCCGGTGAAACAATGCTTTCGTTAGAAAGCAGGGTTGGGCCGGGGAAATGCCCTTCAGTTCCATTATTATTCCTTTGTTTCTTAGATAGAGATAATAGATCATATACTGTATCCATAGAAGATTGATCTTTAATAATAGATAGATAATAATGGAACTGATCATTATTGTATGTGTGCGGGTTTTTCACTTTTTGCTTTAAAACCTGTTTTGACAGCAAAACTTTTGGAGAATTTCCTTGTTTAAATTTTACCGAGTAAAATGCTGTTTTTATTGAAAATTGACCAGTTTTAGTGCCAAAGTAGAAGTTTTCTCTACAGGTTTCTGGCTTCAATTTATGGTTTTCTTTTGGTGGACAAGTGGTGTGCGGGTTTTTTAGGTACTTTTTGAACACGGTTTCCATCAAATCTTTGGGAATATCCCAGTTCTCTTGGTTGTTTTTTTGTAGCTCATTCCACCGGGTCAGATAGAAAATTCTGTACTTGGTGAAGGTGAACTCCACAATCTCATTGAGCTTTAATAACCGCTTCAATCTTCTCTCTACAGCATGTTCCGAGATACCAAGGTCTTCAGCTATCCTCTTGCGACTTGTGAGGAGGTGTCCCGGTCTGAGGTAGTTTCCATCAATTTCCAGGTCGTGAGCCAGGGCTTCTCCATACAAATAGCTCCAAAGCTGATAAAGGTCACTGTGCTTGAAGACCTCCAGTTTTTTGATTCCTCTGTATTGTTTTAGCCAGCCCACAGATTTCAGTCGCAAATTACTTGCGCTAAACTGTTTCATGGTTTACTTTGGTTTGTTGGTTTAAATGGATCTGTGATCAATTTTGACTCCTAAGTTGAAATGTTGAATGAAGGCTATCCTACCCTTAGGAGAAGCAGGGGTCACCTTCACTCTTGGTTACCATTAGGTAATATAAATTATTTTCAATTATAGCGACAGGTATTTTTTATTTTTCCATTTTTCTTGTAGTAACTGGGATCTTTTGTGAAAGGGGAGGGCCTTCTTCCCCAGGCTTGATTGAAGCCGTTGTCATATCCCCAGTAGTAGGCTGTATCCTTTGGAACATCCTTTATAATAGCCTCGTCTTCTGGAGACAACCAGGGCATAGGTGAGCTCGGTGTAGAGATTCCATTGATTTCCATAAGCAAGCATTTCTCAGATGCACAGCAGTAGCCTATCTGCCAGCCTTCGTTGTATCCATTGAGGTAGTCTTGGGTTCCAGCAAGTGTCAGAGCTGTAAGTAGTAGTATTATTTTCATTTGTGTCCTTTTGAAAGAGAAGTAGGGCAGAGGCTTTCCCCAACTTTAGTTGGTTACAGACAGAACGAGTGCACTTTCGGCTGCCCGGAGATTTGAGCTTACCCTACTTCCGGTTTAGTGTTTTACAAAGAATATTTTGTGATAGCCCTTTGTGTATAATTGGTTCAGATCTATACCCAGATAGTCAGCCTCGGCTTTGCCGGGCCAGATACCTGTCCAGCGTGCAAAATTGGGATCGTGTTCTGCACATTCATCCTCACATTGTAGCCTTTGCCCTCCACAGACAGAGCATCTTTGTACATCACATTGGAAGTGGTGCTTTTCTCCGGGATTAACTCCACAGTCGGGACAGTTTCTAAGTGAATTGATCATGCTCTTCCCAAGTTTGAATTGTTAATATTGACTGGCTGTGTGTTTTTGAGCATGTTATTAATTATCTCCTGCATGTATTTGATCTGCTTATCTTTTTCTGCCAGAAGTAAGTCGTACTGCTTGTCTGCTTTAATTACTTCCTCCCAGTGTTCATGCACTGCCCGGAGTCTGGCTATTTCCTCGTTGAGTCTGCTTTTGTCGGAAAAGTAAACCACATACATAGATCGTGTGTCGTCCAACAGTTCTATCTGGAGTTCTTTACATTTTTCTATGGCTTTTTCTTTGACCTCCATAACTTTCTTATCCCACTCCAATTCAATTTCACGCTCCCTATTCTTCCTGTTCTCATAATCCAGAAACTTCAATGCTTTCTCTACCCTGATCTTTTCAATCAATTTACTAAACATACCTATTCTCCTTTTTGTGTATAGTAGGGATGGGATTTGAACCCACACAGATTTCCTTTGCTCAATGATAAACAAAGTGAGTTACCAATTACTCTACCCTGCGATGTTCTTTTATTATACATTTTATTTGATACAATCAGCAAATAAAAAGGCCATTCCTTAATTTTGTGGAATAGCCTTTGTATATTTATAAGTTTTGTATTTAAGCCTAAGTTACTATTTCATACAATGTCTCCAAGCTAAGTTACTTCTCCGATACAGCATTGTGCTCTAAAAAGAGTATGTGTTCTCTTTTATTATACATTTTTTCTGCTCGGATTGCAAAATTATTTTCAGATCTGGAAAGGAAGCCAGAGAAAAGCCAGACCTGCAAGCACTAAACCCACACCAACAAGCAGACCAATCTTCCAGTCGAAAGGTGCCTGCACAGCCTCACCACAAGGCTCCCCAGAGGCCAGGGCAAGGTATTGTCTGCCCAGTGCTCTTACATTGCCATCTTGGGTAAGTCCTTGCAGAGGGGCTTTCAGGCCCAATACAGAGGTCCTACCATTCAGCTTGTCATCTTCCCCGGTGTTCTTGAAGTAGTACCAGCGTTCCACAACTTTTCTTGTTTGCCATATTTCAAAAACAAAATCTTTGAGGAACCAGGCTACTTGGAGATCACTCATATTAGGGTTCACATTCCCAACCTCGGTGATCCACACTTTCCCAGTCCCGGAGTTTTGAGAAACCAGGTCAATCATGGAATTTATCCATGCCTCGTGCTGCTTCCTGGAAAAGTCACTGCCTACATCCACATAGGGGTACCAGTGCAGGTTTCCAATGTCAATTATATTCTTGGGCTCAAAGCCTAGTTTTCTCATTTCTGCAAAGACTCTGGTGTAGTATTTCTCTGTATTGAGAATTATGGGATCAAACTTGGGATTTTTTAATTCATAGACCTTTTGTCCGGCCCTGATTGTACCCAGTAGTGCTTTTGGCAGTCCCTCGAAGTTCCACAGCCCCGCCATGAGCAGCTTCACCTGACCCCTGGGGAAACTCATACCTTGAATTTGCTTCATCCAGTTTACATAATATCTGGCATAGAGTTCTGGACTCATTGAGGGATAGACATTGGGCTCATTTGCTATTTCTACATAAAAATTTCTATCTGGGAAAGTCTTGAAGTACAGATCCATATACTTTTGCAGTCTGGGGGCCTGGTCTGCCATCTGAGCCTGTAGTACTGCTGCCTTGGCACTTGTGTCCATGGTATAGAAGTTCTCCAGGATGTATTTCATGTCCTTGCCCTTGAACACTCCACTGTTGAACTCATCCAAAGCACCAATAGTTATGTAGTCCAGATTGCTGTCAAAGTTCTCGGGTATGTACCCAATCCTATAAGGGAACACTGGGTTCTTGGAAAGACTGGGGTTCTCCGGGCAAACTTTCAAAAAAGGATCAGTGCTTATTTCACCATAGAGATAGTACCGGGAGTCCATGCTCCAGGAAAAAACAGCCAGTAAAAGAATCAGTACAGGTTTCATAGATCTCCTATTTGTTCGCATTTATTAGTACATTTCTGAGGTTCATGTTGATTTCGTTGTTGATGATCTTCGGTCCCATGTCTTTGCCCTCTGGGGTGAACATAGCCAGGTACTTGCCCAATTTGTCCAGGGCCTTGTGCCTGTCACATAGGATTACTGTACTTATTTTCTCCTCACAGTTTTTTCCAAAGAACTTGGTCTCGATGCGCTCAATACAGCACCTAAGTTCTGGAGCCAGGTCTTCCATCTTCTCAAATGCTGGTTGTCCCTCAGCATTGATCAAGTGCTTGGGGTCGTAGAAAGCCTGGGCATAGAGCATGTTCACAATCTTGGCCTCCAGTACACTTTTCCTCTGCTCAATTAGCTTGAGAACCACAACCTTCATCAGATCCAAAACTTTCCGGTCACTTAGAATGGTTCTGCTGAACTCATAGTTTGAGTCGTTGTCATTCTCCGGGTAAAGCCTCTTACATAAATCGAACTCACCGCTGAAGTCCTGGAGTGCATAGCTGATGACAAACTGCATCAGTCTGCCTTCCATGTTCTCAAACTGTGCATACTCATCACCAACTAATTTTCTACACGCACTTACAGTTGGCAGCTTTTCAATAGCCATAACTCTCCTGAGAAATATACTTTGGGATCAAAAACAAAAAGTCCAAACGAATTTTTGTCTGGACTCTTTGAGGAATGAATATGAATACTCTATTATTATACAATTTTTTTCTCACTTTTTACAAAATTTCTTCAAATATACAGAAATATCTCTCTGGGTAAGGGTTGTTTTGGACTCTTTTGGTCTTTCATCGGGCACATACACCAAATCCCTAGGGGAGCTTACCAAGCCCTTATCCATGAAATAGGTTATACTTTCCCCAGTCATGGGTTCAAAGTTGACCTGAAGCCCTAGAAATGGAAAAGCCCTGGCTATCTTATGCAGGTCGTGCTCCAGGAAAATCTGATCTACTTCAACGGATTCATTAAAATAAATTTTTCCATCAGGTTTCAGCCAGGAATCAAAACTCACCGGGAAGCCTATTTTCAGAAATTTCAAAAATAAAATTTGATACCTGACCCTGGCTTTCTGAATTGTTATCTCAGAATAGTTCTTATTTAGTAGCCATTTTTCATAAAAAGCCTGTTGTCTTTCATCACTTCTGCATCTTAATCCAAAGATCTCATGGTTTATAAACTCATCCATATCCAGGCCAGATTTGTAAAAGTCCAGGTCACTACATCGGAAACTTACTTCTAAAACTTGTTCTTTGCTGATTGCTTTTCCCTGGATATGTAGAAAGTTTCCTTTTCTTTGTTTCTGAATTACTTTCCACTTGCCTGGCCCTGGCTTCAATAAAAAATTTTTATTCACTAGGTTCTGTAGCTTTTGACTGGCCCAATTAGATGGTTTGCCAAATTGCCTGGCCAGTTCTACGGTGTGAAATTCCTGTTTTCTGGACTTCACCAGTTCCCAAATCTCTTTTTCTTGTTTTGATAATTTCAATTCTGACACCTTGTTAAATCTATATTAGATATTACTAATATACATTCGGTTTCAAAATTTTGGGCACAAAAAAGGGAAGTTGTTTAGACTCCCCCTAACAATCTTGGTAATGTATATCCTAGGGCTTTATATTATTCATAGCGTAATACCCACTGTATAATCTACTAATTGACAATACAGGGAACTTTTAACCCTGTACAGTTTGGTTTTGTACACTTCAGTGTAATCACCTTTTTTCTTACACTGCAAAAAAAGGTTTATGTCTTTTAGGCTAATTTTGTTTTTAAAATCAGCTTTTATTTTTCTTGGATCTACTATTACTGAATAAATCATACTATACCCGCCTTTTCTTTTAAACCCTGTATTAATTTTTTGGGTCCATAAATATCCAAAGCACTCTCAATAAACATTGAATCGCTATTAAAAAGCCCTTTAGCTTCTGCGCTGAAAATCTTCTCAATGGTATTTTTATCTTTGTGGTACCAACTTCTAAACAGGTCACAATCTGCTATTTTTTTGTAGTGCTTTTCCAAAAGGCTACATACCTCATCAAAATTTTTATGAAGTTTTGCAATCTGGAATAACCTTTCCAGATAACAGGGAAACTGTATATCCTTTCTCTCTTTGTCCATTTTGGCCATATAGTTTTTTCGACTGCTGTATTCATTTGTGTAATTCATTTTTTCCTATCCTTTTTTGTTAGTGTAAAACATTGGGTCATTTTAAAACTGGTACTGTCCAGACTGCAAATAAGATTTAGACTATCTGCTATCTGTTTACCTTTGTCGCTGTAGTTGGCCTCAAACCGATAAAATTCAGGTTTCAACCATCTTACAAATTGATTTGAATTTAGCCCTATACCTACAGTTTCAATTCGGATAACTTCTGATTTGATACCATTGTATTTGCTTTCTTGCTCTCTATCGGTTTGATATTGAGTCCATGTGAAGTTAACACTGTATTTTTTCAGGTCTTTCAAGCAATGCAAAGGTAGTTCAAAAGTCTCTGGTTTGCTTGAGACTGACATCATAAGATTTTCATCAAGTTCAGGCCTGTTTGACACTGGTAAAAGTTTGTTGCGCTTTTCCCATGCTTCCTTGAGGCTCTTTTGATACAAGTTGATTTGATAATCTAGTACTGGAAGTGTAAGCCAATTAAACATGTGCACCTACTTTTGCTTGGTATTCCTGAAGGAAACTTTTTGCATGGTTTAACGTCAAATCATAGTGACTGGCAAAACATTCTACACTTAGAAAATTATTTACAAAGTCCAGATACATTCTCTGAGCTCTTTTTTCAGTGATTGAGAATTGCTTTTTTAAAACTATCCTACCATTGCCACACCAAAGGTAATGATAGCCCAATTTTTTGGCTTTTAAATATTTTGGAATATCTTGTTTTATTATGATAGTTTTAGTTCTCATATTCTACCGTAATTGTTAGCATTTACCCAAAATTTGCTATAATTTCCGGTCGTTTTTCCAGTGAGTATTTTTGAGAACGCATAATTGAAATTAGTTAATACATGAAAAATCATGTCCATTCCACAACCATCAACTTTTATTTCATCGTGTTTTGTCATTTTTTCTTTTAAAACTTGAGCTATCAAGTAAGTGCACCAGACTATTTTGCCCTTATGTATAGTGCAAAATTGCATTTTTCTCGACATACCAGATTTTGAAACACTTGTAATTTTTACATAAATGTTTTTCTTCATTACTTTTAATACTTGTATATCAAATTCAGTTAGTCCCAAATCTGTTAATTTCTGTTTTTGCTTTGTGCTCATAACCATTTTCTCCTATTTAAAAAGTGTATTTTTGTTTTTGTTTTGCTTTTGTTACAGTCTAGGGCCATTATAAACAGGCTCAAAACCATAAAAATCATAACCATTGTTTGACAGTCCGCTTCAATCATATCGTGACCTCATTATATTGTAGGTATTTTTGCTGTAAACCCCTCCATGTCCTATGGTATTTACTGATTCCAAAATGCTTGGGTTTACTTCCCACACCATGATAGATCAATACAAAAAGTTTTCTTTCATCGGGCCTAAGCAACTTCACAAAATCACTGCTAAACTGATCTTGTTCTTCACAGTGTATTACTTCATAGGGCATCGGGGCAAAACCAATACTTTTAGCCCTATCGGGCTTGTAGCCTTTTGTAAAACGCGTGTGTTTATCTACCATGCCTCGATTTTTTTCTTTGGCATAAAAATGCGAAAGTTTTGTGAGCTGCATACATAGGTAGGTTGAAAAGCTAGCCCTTTCACTCCGGTATGTCCCCAGTGCTTTGCAAAAAATGAGATTTGCTTCACTTTTGAGGTCTTCATACTCTATTTTTGTTTTGCTGGCATAACACCGGCAAAAATTATTAATCAGTCTCTCATAATCATTGTATTCAATTTTCATAATCTTTCCTTTTTTTTGTTTGGTTTAATCAATTACTGCTTTGCGGTCACCTAAAAAGGGAAGTTGTTTAGACTCCCCTTTTATAGTGTCAGTATGTCATGTCATAAAAATCATCTAAAGCAATTTTCACATCTTTACCAGGGTCATCAAGGTACACACCCAAAACCCATTTATAGCCGACTTTGCGGACATGGAAGCGGTTGAAAGTTCTATCTGGCTGCCTATAAACCATCTCTAATATTTCTTTTCTATTTATACTTAGTAGTGCTTTCATAATTCTTATCCTTTTTTTTGTTAATTTTAATCAAACAGGACTAACTTTAGCCCTTTTGCCCTTATATCGGGCTATCTGCCTATAGTATCAGTAACGTTGTAGTGCTGTCATAGATGTACCCAGCCTAAGTGTGTAAGACGGCTATATCTGTCTATATACCCTTTTCTAAGTGCAATTTTCAGGCACTTTCCAGAAAGATCATAGTCAAGATCCGTAAAAGTGCCCGATGGCGTGACAGTATCTGCCCAGACTCTAAAGTCCACAAAATCACCTATCTTTTTACCCTGTCCATGAGAAAAACATGAAGCTCTCAAAACTTTTTCTGTAATAATAAACTTTTTCATCTTTCCTATCCTTTTTGCGTTGTTATCCTACATACATATAGGGTATATATCTAATATAATCAAAAAAAACCTACAAAACAATAAATGTATAAAAATATATCATTTAGCTAATATATTGGAATCAATCTAATCTATCAGACCTACATAAGTATATTAGTAAACGCTAATATGACCTGGAAAACTGACCTGTAGTCTCCGGTAGATACATATGAGCTGCATATGCTAAGGCCCCAAGGTATAAGCTAAGGCCCCAAGGTCACAGGATAGTATGAGATATAAGGGCAACAATCAAAATGGTTTAAGCTATGCAATAATGCATATAGGTGCATAAGGGTCTGAGGTCACAGGGCTGGATCTGGAGTCAGAATTCCTCCATGCACCCATAATCCACAGGCCCCCACACCCTAGCTAAGTCCCTATCATATAAGCATTTACTAATTCGTATAACAAGTAATATGTAAACTAGATTATAGCAGAGTAAAACCATGCCAAAGCAATATATCAATTAGCACATCAACATGAATGCATGGACTGTGACGATATGTCAAGGGCTAGGAGGGCCTGGGACGATATATCAAGGATTTTAGTGCCAGGCACTACCCTAGCTTTGCTTCCTGCGACTCCCGCTTAGGTATTCCTCAGAAAATCTTTTTAGTACAGAGTTGCTTAGAAAATTTTCCCAGACAATTTCTCATATATGGCTTTTAGAGCCTCTAGGGGCTTTGTAAGGGTTCCTTAGTACATTCTTTCACATATAGGCCCTTAGGTGCCTCACAAGTGTTCTGGTGGCTTTGTAGTTGTATTCCCACACGCATGATCCTCAGTTTTTCTTTTTAGTACAGCTTAGTTCTGGGATTTTTCCGGTACTTTGCTCTATATTGGGCTTTTGCTCTCACACCTGTGCTTCCCAGTGCTTGTATTTTGGATTCCTAGGGCCTGTAGAGGCTTGTAGGGGTATTGGTAGGTATTTGCTTGGATATTGGTGTCCTGAGAGCTTGTAGAGGCTCTATTGTGGGAATAGGATTCCAGGTCTTGTGTATGTGTTCCAGAATTTTTTATGGGATTTGGGTCTATATTGGGTTTCTTGGATAGGTTTGTATCTGTTTTGTTCTGGGTGCATACAAAGTATGGGATTTTGTTGGTACTGGTTTATGAGATTTTAGCTCATTGTAGGTATTTTCTCCGGGTAGTCTTGATTGTTGTTTTTAATATTTTTCAAAATCCAGTTTTACTATACGTTTTTTTGTGATTTGTGGGGAATTTAGGATAAATTGGGGCATTGAAGATATAAGTGTTTGTGATTTGTGGGTTCAATTATGGCTGTTTTAGGGCTGTTTTGTGTATATACAGGTGTATGTAAACTTTTCAGTGTTGAAATTTCTCAAATTTGGGCAGTTGGGCTGAAATTATTTCCAGAAACCCCGTGTTTTTCTGAGTTCAGTGATTTAGAGTTTACAATTGAGGTGGCCAAATTTCGCTAAATTAGGCATGTTCTTTTTTGGCTTGAAAGGGATCACTTTCGCTGTTGGTTGGTTCACCCAGGAGCAGTTGCTTTGCCCAGGAGACTCTTTTCCAGTCAGTGCTTATACTTCCAGGGCCATATGAGCTCACCCAGTTCACCGGAGCAAACCAAGTGTTGCCGTCAAAGAGTCTTCCCACAGCAGCCATGGAGTGTCCACCTTCCTTCCAGTACAGTCTGTAGATGCCTATGTGGAGTTTGTTGGCTTCTTTCTTAGTCATTGCTTCTCCCTCTCAGACATCGTGTAGTAGAGCTCCAGGAGTTTGCCCCGGATGTATGTGCTCCAGTGTTCATATGGCAGCAGTTCAAAGAAAAATGTGTCGAGCTGCACAGACAGTCTTGCTAATTTGTGATGTGTGTCCACTCTTATGTACCTTTCATAGATGTGAGAAAGAGGGGTTGCATGAATCACTACTTGTATTCCGATCTCTTCACCTATCTTGGGGACTTGTCTGTCTAGTTCCTCTTGGAGCTGTTCCCAGTGCATCATCTTCATTTGTTCTCCGGTTTCACAATTATACCACAGACACAAGTATCACTGCACCTGGGCAAGTCTCTGACAAAAACTGTGGTTTTGTGGATGGGGCAGTACAGAAGGGTATTTAGGTACTTGTAAGTGGTTCTTTTAATCATTCTGGTATTTCTCCCCACCAAAAAATACTGAAGTCCTCAATTGGCACAGGTCCCCCAAACATGTCCTGCCAGCCTGCTCCAATTACATACTTGGCTTCCCCTATACCTGGGTTGTGAAGTGCAGGGGTGCCTTCTTTGATCCATTGCTGTATGATTTCCTCACAGACAAGGCCTTTTAACAGTACCCACTTGCCTGATTCTGGCAGCACAAGCTCAGGGTTGTTCCAGTAGGGCCTTATTTCTCTGGACATGTATTCCTGCCACTCCCTTTCTCCGGGTTCTGTAGTCTCTACAGTGACTTTCTCACACCTGTGCTTCTCAGCTTGTATCCTTAGGCTCTCCCTAATGCTCTGGAAGGCTTCAGGTGGAATCTTCCCAATTTCGTCTAGGATCATCTCACCAAATCTGTTCCCAAGTTGCTCAATTCCCTCGGTTTTAGAATCCACATGCAGTACAACATTCACACTTGTACACTGTGAGCACACAAAATGCTTGGTCTGGGAATCGGGGTCCCATATAAGCAGCAGGTCTCCAAAAAAGACACACTTCTTACAAATTCCTCTGGTATTCATACTCAAATCCTCACTTTTAGTGTTCCCAGGAACTTCCCGGTGCCACATTTGATGTGTATTTCTGGAACCGGACAGGTTGTGCTGTCCAGCATTTTGGTGTATTCCCTGAATCTCTTCAGCAGTTTCGCTTTGTCCCAACCAGTTTGGTTCTCCACAATAGTGTGTTTGGTGCAGTGCTGCTTGTGGTCCCACACCAGGATGTGAGCTGTGATTTTGTACCTCGATAAGTTCTGCTGCATTTCAGAGCTTCCTGTGGTTTAGAAAAGTAACCCACAGTATAATAGTAGTCCACATGCACTTGTAGAACACATTCCAGTGTCCGGGATTCCACTCTTCTCCCCACCAGGAAAAGCAAAGGTACAGGTACAGGCAGGCAAAAAGTAGTATTGTGTATTTTCTAATCATCCCCGTACTCCTGTGTTTAGTGGCCCAATGTGACCCGGTATTCCAGAGAAAGTAACTTCTCCAGTATCCCTGTTTAACTTACCAAACTGTTCCTTCATTTCTTCCGGGCTGCACATGCTTGACTGGAGTCTGAGTTTTTCCAGATATTTGCAAATGTATAGCAAGGCAAGTTGTTCTGTGGGGAAGCTCTCATGCTTGTCATGGGTCTCCACAACCCACAGCTGAGTGAACCCACTCTGGTGCATGATGTAGTTTCCGTCTGTGTAGAAGCCCGTTCTTGTTTTCATTGTTCTCCTTTGTAAAAGCCAGGGTGGGGACTCGAACCCCACAAGTGTCCTTACTTGCTTTTTGTGGGACCCTGCAAGTGTGCTCCACCCTTTGAGCTATCCCGGCAATACTATTATACATTTTTTCTGAACAAACTGAACAACTTTCCTTGTGCCGAATGTATATTAGTAGATAAGAATATTCTTATATACCCAAGGAGTTTTTGGATCCCTATCTTGTAGAAGTAGCCAAGCACCCACACAAACTGGGTCTGCTTGTGGGCAAAGACAAGCTCACTGAGATGCACTCAGAGTGGATTAAGTACATTTGGCTAAGTGATGAGAACAAGAGCCTCCTTGCACACCGTGGTAGTTATAAAGATATTGATGTAACTGAACCCGTGTTGACACCATCAGGGTTTAAAGCACACGGAGAACTCCTTCCCGGAAACCTGGTTTATTCCCCTTCTGGAAAAACAGTACAGATTACCGGGGTGTCAGAGGTTTTTCACAATCCCTGCTTTGCAGTCACTTTCAGTGATGGCCATGTTGTCAAGTGTGGGGAAGGACACCTGTGGGAAGTTGGCCAGTGCTTTTGGAATGGCCACTTTCAAACTCAGAGTTATATGGTGCGATCTACAAAAGAGCTAAAAGAATTTTATGACAGCAAATTTATGCCTCATAATAGACTTTTGGTGAAAGCAGCAAAAATTGTAGAAGATGCTTTTGGAAAAAAAATAGTGATACCCTCTACTTACAAAACTATTGTTTCCATAACTACCATTGATTCAATTCCTACCAACTGCGTAAAAGTTGACAGTGAAGATGGATTGTATTTAGTTGGCAGGGAACTTACAGCAACACACAACACTACTGCAATCACGGAAATAGGATGTGTGTGGTGGCTGCTGTTCCACCCAGACGATAGAATTGCCATTATAAGAGACAACTTCACTGAAGCCTCAAAGACGATGAAAACGGTCTGCAAGTACATCAAGGACCCAAACATTCAAACACTTTTTTACCTAGCCCATGGATACTACCCAAAGTCAACAGTCAACAAAGCAAACCTCACCCTTTATAATTTTAAGAAAACAGTGACCAAAGAAGGCAGCCTAAATGCGCATGGAATGGATAGTGTACCCACAGGCTCTCACTATGACAAGATCATCTGTGACGATTTTATTACACTTGAAGACAGACTCTCCAAAGCCAAAAGAGAAAAGACCAAAGAAGGCATTCTGGAAGTCATCACAAACATTATTGATCCCGGCAAGCAAGTTGGCTTTGTTGGCACACCTTGGCATAAAGACGATGGCTGGAAACTCTGTCCGGCTCCACTCATATACAATGTTTACCAAACAGGACTGCTGAGTGAAGAAGAAATTGCAAAAAAGAAAAAGACAACCACATCCAGTTTGTATGCTGCAAACTATGAACTAAAACACGAATCCGATGAAAAGGTATTGTTCAAAGATCCACAATATGCTTGTTGGGTGTGGGGTTGCAAAGATGTTATTGGGCACATAGATGCCAAGTTTGATGGAGACCACACAGGGGCCGTTACTTTTATGGGGCTTTTGGAAAATGGAAAGTGTCAGGTAACGGGTTGGATATTCAGAGAGCACATCAAAGAGAAGATCACTTGGTTAAAAGAATTGTTACACAAGTATCAAGTTACAAGACTTCACATTGAAGTCAATCCCGACAAAGGTATGGTGGCTGATCTGTTAAAAAAAGAATTGCCTATGGGAAGACCAATTGTGGAGCCCTACCAAGAGGACATGAACAAGCACTACAAAATAACTTTCTTTTTAAAAGAGTTTTGGGGAAACCTGTTTTTTGATGAGAACTTGAGTAAGAAAGACTCCAGTGGTATTCTGGAAAACGATTACATGAATCAGATACTAGACTATAAAGAGGGAGCTGAGCTTTGTGACGGTCCAGATTCCCTTGCCAGTTGTTGTAGGCGAGGATTTTATGCAGATGCCATGGACGCAGCTGCACTAGCATTATATAGATAAGGAGATATATGGAAACAGAAATTAAAACAGATGCCATGAGTGAAGTCAGGAATGACGATTGGAAAAACTTCTTTGCTGGATTGGGCAAGAGAGGTGACAAGACACAGAGCACCAGAATAGGCACTTCATTTCTACTCGAAGATGATTACCTATCCGCAGTTTACATGAGTGATGGACTGGGCAAGAAAATAATTACAAGTGTAAGTGAAGATTTGATTAGCAATGGCTACACCGTTAAGGGTGACACTATGGGACTTCTCAAGCAGGAGCTTAGAAGACTCAATGATGTATCAAGTATCTGCTCTGCTATCAAGTGGACAAGACTTTATGGTGGTGGTATCATTGTTATGGGCTTTAATGATGGCAGTGATCTTGCAAGCCCACTGAGAAACAAAAAAGCAAGGGTTACAAAACTAAAAGTGTATCCACGTTCAAGACTCACATTCAGCTCCGCTGATATTTCAAAAATGGATTTGGATGAAGTAGAAAGATTTACCGTGCAGAAAACAAGTGGTGAACAGTTTACAGTACATAGAGACAGGTGTATTGTTTTTCAAGGTGATGAGGCTCCTTATCCATGTGATCTCACATCTGAGCAAAGATACTGGGGCATTCCGGTTCTTCAGTCCATCTATGATCAGGTGAAGAACATGGGAGCAGCAAACCAGAGTCTTGCAAACATATTCATGGAACTGGTTGTAGGTAAGTACAAGTTCTCAAATCTGGGACAGCTACTTGCCAGTGGTAAGTCTGACATGATCTACAAGAGAATGGATGTGATCAATGCTTCCAAATCAATGATCAATGGAGTTCTACTTGGCGAAGGCGAAGAGTACAGCAGAGATTCTATTTCTATGAGTGGTATGGGTGATGTCTGGGATCGTTTTATGATTATGATTTCAGCGGTTGCCGAGATTCCAGTTACCAGACTTTTTGGAGTAAGCCCCAATGGACTTAACCCCACAGATGAGAGCTCAAGAAAGAATTACAGCGACAGTCTGGAGTCCAAACAGCAGACTTGGTTATACCCTATGGTACAGAGGCTTGTCACTCAGGTAAATCTTGGTGTTGGACTGGTTCCCACAGACAAAGCCATAGAGATAAAGTTTCTTCCGGTGTGGAAACCCACACAGAAAGACCTTGTGGACATGAACAAGACCCAAGCCGATGCTGACAAGATATACATGGAACTTGGTGTACTCTCTCCAGACGAAGTCAGAGCTTGCAGGTTTGAAGGCGAGCAGAGCTATAACACAGTTCTCCAAGAAACCGCAGGTGTTGATGAATAAGGACCTTTTCTTTCAACTACTCAAGCTGTTCTGGAAATCCAAGAAGAGGAAAATATTTCCCAACACTTCTTGGATATACCCCCATGGAATTGAGAGGCAATATCTGAGCTGGCTTGTCAAGAAGATGAAAACCCTAACTGCCGTCACCAGGCAGTATGCAAAACCCAATCTATCAATCTGGGTTAAGCAGCAGTACAAGAACGATGCCGAGGTTGCAGACCTCCGGGAAGCCCTCAAGAGAGCCTATGAAGAAAACTTCAAAGACAAAGAACTTGAGGAAGCCATCAGAGGGTATGGGGAAGAGCTGAATAAGCAGAATAAAAAGCAGTGGGAAAAATATTCCCTGCTTGCGGTAGGTTTTGCCTTCACCGGGGAAGAGCAATGGCTTAACCTGGCACTCACTGAATGGACAGCTATGAACACTGAGATTCTGAAGAACCTGGGAGCCGAGTATATTCAGAAAGTAAACTTGCTTATCTCTCAAGCAGTTCAGCAGGGACTTACATACAGAGCTGTGATGGGACAACTGGAAGTTCTGGGACTAAATTACTCAGAGAAGAAACTGAAAATGATCGCTGTAGACCAGATTGGAACCCTGAATGGACTCATCACAAAGTTCAGGCAGCTTGATGTGGGAATTGAGCAGTACACATGGAATACTCAAAGGGATGAGAGAGTCAGGGGGAATCCCAGTGGCAAATACCCCAAAGCCAGACCCTCACACTGGGCCATGCAGGGGAAGATATGCAAATGGCTGGATAACAGTGTGTACTCTAATGACGGGATTACTTGGCTACCAAGGACAAATGATATGCCTTTAGTTAGTGTTGGTATGGCTTTTTTGTGCAGGTGTACGGGCTTGCCACGAATTCAAGAATTACTTAACAGGGCAGGTGAAAGTGAAAATTCCTAGAAATCTTTTAGAGCATATTATAACAGAAGCTGAGTCCATGCAGTACGGCACCATTTCCATTATAATAAATGAGACCAACAACAAAATTGATGTGGTCACTGAGAGAAGAAAGCGGTTTGAAGCAGAAAAAGTTGTAAAAGTTCAAATATATTAGCATATTCTAATATAGGAATGTATATTAGAAGAAAGAGCTGACTTATAGAAGAGGCACAACCTATGTGTCTCTTTTTTGTTTTATAAGGAAAAAATTGATGGCTAAAGGAAAACCAGAAGACTTAAAAGAAAAGGTTTCTTACCGCATAGACTCCTACAGCTTTGCTTGTCCCGGTGACGACACCATGGAAATGTATGAGCCCTTTGAGCAGACCGAAGATGGCTACCTCATGGGAAGAGCAGTGGCTACAAACATAGGTGTATTCCCTTACATGCTGGAAGATGGCAGTGTTCGTAGAGAACTTAGACTTCCCGATGAAGTATTCCACAAGGATTCAATTAAATCCCTCAGAATGAAGCCCATGACCAATGATCACCCCATGGAAAAGAATGGTGTGACTCCAGAGAACATCAAAAATTACCAAGTAGGCAGTACAGGTGATGACATCAGGACTAATGCCTATGCAATTTCGGTTCCCATGGTGATTACTGACAAAAAAGCCATTGAAGATGTAAAGGGTGGCAAAATATCACTTTCTTGTGGATATACTGTGGAACATGACAACACTCCCGGCAATTGGTGTGGTGTTCAGTATGACTGCAAACAAAAGAATATCAGATACAATCACTTAGCCATAGTGGACCGGGGCCGTGCCGGAGATATGGCAAAAATGATGATGAAAATGGATTCTGCTGATAACACCT